CTAAAGGCCGGCGGCGAGGTGATGAACATCCCGCTCGTCACCCGGCTGCAGGGCGTCGGCGTTTCCACCGGCCCCTTGGTCGGCAACGAAGAAAAGATCGACGACTACGGCTACCGGATCTGGATCGAATGGATCCGCAACGCGGTCGCGACCACCAAGGCCGAGCAGCAGAAGGACAGTGCCGACATCTTCGGTGAGGCCAAGCCGCTGCTGTCGGATTGGCTCAGCGAGGTCACCCGCGACGAGATCATCGCGGCATTGATGGCGCTGCCAACGGAGAGCCAGCCGGCGGCGGGTGTCCGCGTCAACGGCATCCAGTACGATCTCAGCACGGCCGCACAGCGTAGCCAATGGCAATTCGATAACCGCGACCGCATCCTGTTTGGTGCGGCTACGTCCAACAACGTCAATATGACCAACACATCATCGGCGGCCGGTGACCACGCAGGCTCGCTCGCCAATGTGGACGCCACCGCAGACAAGTTCACGGCGCCCAACCTGGCGCTGCTCAAGCGGGTTGCGATGGGCGCCAACCCGCGCATTCGGCCCTACAAGACGCGCTCGGGCTACGAGTATTATGTCTGCTTTGCCGGGCTGAATACCTTCCGCGATCTCAAGATCGATCTGCAGACCGTGAACAAGGATGCGCGGCCGCGAGAAGGCCGCGAGATCAACGGCGCACCGGATAACCCGCTGTTTCAAGACGGGGATCAGATTTACGACGGGTGCATCGTGCGGCTGGTGCCGGAAATCTCGTTGTTCGTGTCCAACGTCTGGACCTCGCTGAAGACGGCAGGCAACGGCGGCACGCGCGCTGAGCCGGTGTTTCTGTGCGGCCAACAGGCCGCGACGATTGCTTATGGTCAGATGGCAAAGCCCACGTTTAGAAAAGAAGATGATTATGGTTTTGTCACCGGCACCGGCATCGAGGCCGCCTACGGCGTTGGAAAGATTTACAAGAAGCATCCCAAGGCCGGGACGAAGTTAGTCCAATGGGGTGTCGCAACCGGGTTTTTCAATTCGGCTTCGGATTGATCCCCCCTTAACCGAAACACGCGAATAGGAGAACCAGATCATGGTTGCTAACCTGATGACCACCGTGCCGGCCCGCGATATGTACACGGGCGCGGTGCAATCCATCGGCGGTCGCATCACCGCCGCCGCCGGCGGCCCGGCCGTGCTCAGTGTCCAGATCGGCACACTACCGGCCGGGGCGATGATCCTCGGCATCAACACCAACGTGGAAACGGCGCTGGTCGGCACCACGCCGACATTCAACGTCGGCACCACGGCCGCCGGTGTCGATATCGCCGCCGGCATTGCGCTGACGGCGGGAACGGTGGTGACGCCGCCGCTCGCGGCGCTGGTGCAGCCGCTGGCGGCCGACACTCCGGTGTGGGCCAACATTACCGGCACTCCGACCGCCGGCGATGCTTACGTCACTGTGCAGTTCGTCAAGCCGGTCGCATGATGACCAAGCTCACCTGGCTCGGCACCGAGGACTATCGGGAGGGGGAAACCCCTCTCGAAAGCATCACATGGTGCGGCGTGCTGTTCACCGCCGGCGACAAGGTCGAGGTCACCGACGAGTGGATGATCGCCAAGGCGAGGGGCAACAGGTTCTTCCTCGTGCAGGAGGATGACGCGAGCCCGCCACCGAGGCCGATCCGGCCGACGTGAGCTTCTTTGATGACCCGCCAGGCGTCGAAACGCCGCTCGATTTCCCGCCCGACTATCCGCCGGAAGAAGAGCCCAAGCGCAAGCCTGGGCGCTCGCGCAGCAAGGTGACCTGACATGGCCTTTGCCAACTACGGGCAACTCAAAGCCGAGATCGATGCCAAGCTGTTTCATCAGCGGTTCTTGAGCAATTACGACAGCTTCGCCACGACATTCGAGCGCGCCGCCAACAGGCGGCTGCGCGTGCGGCAGATGGAGGCGGTCGCAACGCTGACCACCACTAACGGCGAGGTGGCGTTGCCGGCCGACTATCTGGTCTGGCGCACCATCCGGCCGAATGCCGTCACCCGCTGGCCGTGGGATGAATTGGAGTATGTCCACCCCGCCTATTTTCCACCGATCTCGGTCACCCTCGGCCGCATTCCACGGCTGTTCACTATCGAGGGCGGGCAGTTCAAGACGCGGCCCATCGACGACGTGAACCCCTACGAATTCCACTACTACCGTGCGATCCCCTCGCTGGTTGGCGACAACGCCAACAACAACTGGCTGCTGACCGAATACTCCGACGCCTACCTGTTCGGCATGCTGACGGAGGCGAGCGCGCACGGCCGCAATCTGGAAATGGCACAACTATACAAGGCGCGGCGCGACGAGGTGCTGACAGAGATCATCCAGCTATCGGCGCTCACCACCGGCGCCACCAGCCCGGCGGTGCGGACGGCGGAATATTTTTAGGGGCGAGCGATGATCATTCACGACGGCGACGGCAACGAGGTGGGCGACATCGTGCTGTCGGTCAAGCAGCAAGCCGTGCTCGAAACCGGCGAGGAGATTGTCGTCATCTACAACACCCCGCAGACGCTGCGGCATGTGCTGGGCCAAAAATCCGGCTCGTTCACGCTGCTCAAGGTCGGCGACAAGGTGATCGTGCGCGATGCCAATGTGCTGCGCCGCTACGCCGAATTGCAGCGCGCGATCAAATCCGCGCGGGGGCATGTCTGATGCCGGCGCGCAAGGTGCCGGTCGAATTCGGCGAGTGGCGGCCCGACGTGGCGCTGCTCGACACCCAGTTTGCCGCCGATGTCGAGAACGTGTTTGCCGGCGTTAATTCGTATCTGCCATTTCCGTCGCTGCGGGCGTTAAGCAACTTCGCGCTGCCGGCACCGGCGCGCGGCCTGTTCTCGGCGCGTACGACCACCGGCGAGTGGCGCATCTATGCCGGCACCGCGACACGGCTGTATCGCTATAGCTCGTCGCTCGGATGGGTGGACATCAGCCGCGCGACCGGCGGCGACTATCATCTGCGTACCGACGACCTCTGGATGTTCGAACAATCGGGGGATCATATCGTCGCGGTGAACGCGAATGATCCGCCGCAATGGGCGGTGATCTCGGCCGGCTCGGCATTCGAGGCGCTGCCCGGCAATCCGCCCAACGCCACCAACGTGCGGCAGATGGGCGACTTTCTGTTTCTGTCCGGCCTGGCCGAGCCGAACCAGCGCCAGATCATCTGGTCGGCCATTAACGACATCACGAATTGGGAAATCGGCCTGAACCTGTGCGATTTACAGGAATTCCCAGACGGAGGTCCGGTCCAGGGCGTGGCCGGCGCCGAAATCGGCTACGTGGTGCAGGAGCGCGCGGTGCGAACGCTGCAGTTCTTGCCTGGGGATGTGACGTTTATTTTCAATTTCTCGCGGGTGCTGCACGATCGCGGCTCGATCTCGAAATACGGTTTCGCCTCGCTCGGCAACGTTCTGTACTTCGTATCGGAGGACGGCTTCTATTCACTCACCGGCCAGCAGGTGACGCCGATCGGCAGCGACAAGGTCAATCAGTGGTGGCTGGACAATTCCGATATCAGCCGGCGCAATGTCGTGCATTGCATTGTGCCGATCAACAAGCCGCGGGTGGTGTGGGTCTATGAAGCCTCGTCGGCCTCGCCGCGCTACGACCGGCAGATCATCTTTGATTGGAGTAATGGCCGCTGGGCGCGGGCCTCGGTCGAGGCCGACGTGTTTGCTATGATCGCCTCGCTCGGGATTGACCTCGACACCGACGATCCCAGCGATCTGCCCAACGACACGCTGCTCGACAGTACCTCGCCAGGGCTCGACAGCTTCGCCTATCAAGGCGGCCGGCCGCTGATCGGTGCGATCGGGCCGGATGGCAAGCTCGGCACGCTGACCGGGCCCAACATGCAGGCCATGATGGAAACCGCCGAGGTGCATCTGGCGCCGGGCGGCCGCGCGTTCATCAGCGATGTTTACGTGATCGATGATGCCGGCGGCGGCGCCGGCACCATTGCGGCCGGCACCCGCGAGCGGCTGGGCGATGCGCCGGTGTTCCAGGCCAACGCCCAGATCGAGATCACCGGCTCGGCGGCAAGCTACACCTCGGGGAGGTTGCATCGTTTCCGCCGCATCATTCCGGCGGCCACGGTGTGGACGCATGCCGAGGGGGTGGTGGTCGAGGCGCAGCAGGACGGTAGCGTAGCATGAGCGGGGCTGATGCTCCCGCCCCGTTTCGCGTTGCCTTCGACAACGCCCGCGATCCCTACACCGCGCGCAACGCGCTCGGCATCACCTCGACCGGCGGCGGGGGCGGTGCTCCACCCGATGCCCAGTACATCACCGCGGCGGCCGATCCGACGCTGACGAACGAGATGGTGCTGACCGATACCGCGACGGTGACGTGGGATTTCAGCACGCCGGGCCAGGCCAAGGCCAACGCCACCGGCGGCGGTGGCGGCGGCGGTAATGTCAGTAATTCCGGCATCCCGGTGGGCGGCCAATACGCCAAGTGGGTGACCTCGACCACGATCCAGGGCGTGTCGCCGGCGACGGTGCTGAGCGATATCGGCGCGGCGCCGGTGGCCTCGCCGACATTCACCGGCGATCCGAAGGCGCCAACACCAACTGCCGGGGATAACGACACTTCGATCGCGTCGACCGCGTTCGTCACGGCGGCCGACAATGCGGTTAAAACTCAACTCATTGGCTCAGCAAGTTCGGGTTTCGATACGCTGGGCGAGATCGAGAACTACATCGCTGCCAACATCACGCCAGCGCTCGGCAACAAGGCTGACAACTCGCTCTCATTTATAACGTCTGCGGCCGAAGTGACGCTGGTCAACGAGCGGGTGCTGACCGACACCGCGACGGTGACCTGGGATCGCACGACCGCCGGGCAGATCAAAGCCAATGCTGCAGGCGGCGGCACACCGGGCGGCTCCAACACTCATGTGCAGTACAACAATTCCGGCGCGTTCGGAGGCAGCGCGAATTTTGCCTGGAACAACGGCACCAGCGTTCTAACCCTCACCGGCCAGATCACGATTGTTGCAGGAAGCGCAACCAGTATTTCGGCCGATGGCATCGTGCATGCTTCCGCGTTTCGAACCTTCGGGACCAATGCCAGCCTCGGGCCAATAACTGCGGGCAATGTGACACTGCGTCCCAACGGGGTTGCCAGTGCCACGGGGCAACTTCTGGTCGCCTCCTCCGGTGCCGTCACGGTGGCGGGGCCGGTCAACCTGCCCGCCGATCCGACCACAGCCTTGCAAGCCGCGACCAAGCAGATGGTCGATGCCAAGGCGCCGCTCGCTGCGGAGTACATCACCTCGACGGCCGACGCGACCCTGACCGCGGAGCGCGTGCTGACCGACACCGCCACGGTGACCTGGGACAGAACCACCGCGGGGCAGATCAAGGCCAATGCCTCGGTCGGCGGCGGCTCGGGTGTTACCGTCGCGGTGCAGAAGTTCACCGCCTCGGGCACGTATACCCCGATGTCCGGTATGACCTACGCAATCATAGAATGTATAGGCGGCGGAGGAGGAGGGGGAGGTGCCAACGCTTCCGCCAACCAGATCGTCGCTGCCGGCGGCGGCGGCGCCGGGGCCTATTCACGCCGCCTGGTGACGGCGGCCCTGGTCGGCGCCAGCCAGACGGTCACGGTCGGCACCGGCGGCAATGGCGGGACCGCAACGCCGGGCGCCGGCGGGACCGGCAACGACACCTCGGTCG